TCCTCAAGGTCTTTCCATTCACGTATTAATACCGTGGTGGGTTTGTTTGTGAGGTCTGTGGATAAGCACATACCCCCATTCTAAACGACATTTGGTTCTTCCTTTGGTTTCTCAGTAATAAAATTCTTCAGGTAATTAGTGATGATCTCAAATTCAGAATTGATCTCTCCAATTTCTTTTGTTTCCATGCTTGGATCATCTCTTAGCTTCTTAATCAAATCTGTTGACCTCTTAAGAACTAAAAGCGTTTGTCTGTGTTGTGCCATTTGTTTTCAGGGAGATGGTCATATTTTCAATGCGTTTATCTTTGCTGAGTTGAAAGCTATTTTTCATTGTGTGATTCCTTTGTAGAAAAAATTAAATAGGTACATGATTAAAAAAATGATTCCCAGAATGAGTAATTCAGAGACATCGTTGATTTTGTTTCTCATTGTTTTGTACTGCCACCTTCTGGTTCAAAGGGCTTTTGTAGGCGTACATAAATTTCAAGAATTTTAAAGGTGGTTTCGTCTATGGCAATTTTGTCGCCCTCATTTGTCCATAGCCACATTTGGAACCCATCGCTTCCCACATACACACCGTCTGCTAGGTATTCCTTCCTATCTAGTTCGCTAATACTTCTCACTTGATTCCTTTAACATTCTTGGGTGACGCCATTTTTTAGAGAGTTTTTCAAAGTACCAGCCCTTTTGTAAAAGCCATGTTTCAACTTGTGGGTGTTTTTTAATAAATTGCACAAGCCCACTCCAATGTACCTCTGTGTGCATGATTACGGTGAGCGGCATGAGGTTCCATTCTTCGTTGATTTCCCCATGCGCGCCCCTTGAATACAGGTGGTGCAGTACAACGCCCCTAAAACCAGTGACTATGCAATGGCCTTCGGGGTCTGTGAATGTTTTTTTCTTTGTCATAGGCCTTATTTAACATGTTCAAGGACTTCAAGCAGGTGTTTGAGCGCGTCGTTTACTTTGTCGGGTTTGTCATTGGCTTGGGCTTTTAGGTAGCTTCTGTATCCTCGTAGTTCCATTGTGTCGATATCACCAATTCGCTGGCCCTTATATTTGCCGAATTTAAAAACATAATCATTTGTATCGGTTTTTTTGGTTGTTGTTTTTTGTGATGGTGTTTGTAATTCATGTGATTCTGCGTCTGGGTCAACGGCATCTGATGTAGGAATACAAAAGACCTGGATGAACATATATTTTTGTGCGATGCTCATTGCTTTATTACACGCTTTATCTCCGCTATCCATGGCCTCCCCAATCACGGATGCACAAACAAAAGAGCCATCGTCGCAGTAAAGTTTATATTCTATTTTTAATTGAACAAAAGCTAATACGCTACCCGATTTGCTTACGCGTTCTGTACGTTGGTTTTCTAAGATTTCAGGTACAGTAAAAACACCTTCTTTGGCTAATCTTTTTTGAAGTTCTGCGTAAATCCCTTCTATACCGCGATACATAAAGCCTTGTTGTTTATTTTTTTCACTCTTTGATATGGCGTCCATTTGGGACATGATGCGTGGAATAGCTTGATAAATTTTTCCTGGTTTAGTTTCTGACATAGCGTCTCCTTTATTTTTTTGGTCTTCCGAACGACAGGCTAACCCCACGTTCGATATGAGCACCTTCAATTGTTTCGTTATTGAGTAAAGCCTTTTTGAGTCGTTCGTTGTCCAAACTCCAAATGGTTTTTTCGTTAAAGAATTCTATGGGCAAATCTGGTTCTGAATCAATAATTAACTTAGGTGGGTTCTTGCGTAGACTCACACGATAGCTCTCCCCCTCTATGGCGTGACCTTCTGTTAATTGTAGAGCAAGTACAGCCCGCTCTTTAATACGTTGACCAGAGGCCTCCACGGTCTTCTGGAAACGTTTCATGGTGATAGCCTGTGCTTTATATATTTCGGCCTCAGCTTTGAGTTTTTCTGTGACCCATTGTAGGGAATCGGCTTTACGGGCTATTGCGGTTTCTAGTTCCTCAATGGCCAGTTCATCCTCTGGTGTGAGCTCGCCTTCCATTTTTTCAATGGCTTCCATATATGAGCGGAATGTGGCGTTTAAATCTAAAAGTGATTGTGTCATAGCGTCTCCTTAAAATTCATAGCGTCTTTGTTTAGTTGTAAACGGGAACCCCCAGCAAGAGAGACGCTAATCAAAACTTGCTGAGGGCTTTGTTCCCTGAGAGTCATCTTTAAGAACAACGAAAGAAATCTTGCAAGAGAATTGTTTGATTTATTTTCATTATTTTCTTAGTTAACACTCAAGGCGTAGGACCACTTTCCACCACCACCCTTTTCTTTCGAAGTAGGCAGACGGTCCCTTTTCCCTATGACTTTATTCTTGAGAGCTAAGCCACCTTACCGCTTGCGCGATCATGTATGTGCTTTCGTCAGTTAACTATTAAATTCGACGTTCCCTATTAAACTTTTTTTTAGAAAGTAAGTTCGGTTAGTAACAGTTCTCTCAACAATTCAGTCATGGTCAATTCTCTCCAAGGTTAAATAAACCTTCTGGAGTTTTAAGTATCAAAAGACAGGTATTGCGGATTGGTCCTTTTCAATAGTTTATCCGCTTCCCACCATCACTCATTCATCCCCCGCTCTTCACAGGCACAGCATGAGTTTCGTCTTAAGACACCTAAGCAATAACCCCAGAGTTTTGAGCTTTATATCGGGAACCAGCCTACTAGGGAACCAAACCGATACTTGCGAAAACTTTTTCTACTCTATGAGTTGACGAATATTTGAGAGTGATTTACTCTGTGGATATTCTGTTTTCGCAAAGTGGAATATAAATTAGATCTTAGTCCCTGTAAAGTGGCTAAGGTCTTTTTTTATTTGTGTTGTGTTTTCAGATACTTAGTATCTTTTGATTGGAAAACCGTTCTGAAGAGTCTTGACCTCGTGAGATCTAAGCTTTCTACATGGCTGTCCTTGTCGCCTAAGTCTCCCGTGAGATTCACAGTAGACGAATCCTGACTTATCTATATACGACACAGGTTTTGAACAGTCTGGAGTCATGTCGCATTTTAGTTTTTTGATTGGTTCACTCATGGGAATATTTCTGGTCATAGTAAAAATCCGTTTCTCCCATCGCTTCTAAGGCGTCATAGAGATAATCTATTGGAAATTTATTAAACGCATCCTCTCGGATGGAAGTTTCTAAGGCGCGTATCGCTCTTTGAGTATCGTTAAATCTCATGTGAGGATAGAGAAAATCTCCCCTCGTTGTTGTTCCGTTTTCTTTGAAGTTATTAAGAACTAAAATTCTAACATCAGAAATTAAATTCTCAATTCTCATTATCGTAGATTCGGAGTATCGCTCTCGATCAGAGCGAACCCCTCCGTTTACACAATTAATAAATTTCATTTTAGCGTCTCCTTTACTTTTATTTTAAAGATCTATCTTTTCTTTTCCGTCGATAACTTCCTCTAAGGATACTCCCAGAAGTAGCATGAAAATATGGTCAACGCTTTCCTTATCTCGCTTTCGAAACTTCTTATAGGTATAGCGTATAGATTCGTCGTTCCTTTCGGTATAGGTAGAATCCTTTTCGATTATGTTTTTTATTTTCTCGTTTAGTAGTTTCATTTTTTAGTCTCCTTATGATTTTCTAAAAAAGCTTTAGCCTTAGCGATCGTTTCAAATTCCTGAAATTCCGAAATAGATTCTACGCTTAACCCGCCACCTTCGTTTATATATCCGCGTCTTATAGTATAACCTCGCTCGCGATCTATAGCTCTTTCACTCGTGACGAAGTATATAGAGTTTCCTATGACTTTCGAATGAGATAAGATGCGACAGGAAAGGAACCTCATAGTATCAGGAGAGAAGAAGTAGCCGCTTCCTTCCTTCTCATAGGCGTCTTTAAAATCATCTATATGTTTAATCGTATCGTTTTTAAAATTAAAAGAATTTCTCATGACTCTAAAACCTCAAATTCACTCATTTGATCGTCAAATTCTTTTTCATTCAAAAAATCAAACTCTACATATAATCGAGCCCACGCATCCTCGAAAGTTTCGAAGATACCGTAGTATGGCGTCTTATCGTTTCCTATCCAGTCAAATATTTTATACTTCATTTTAAGCGTCTCCTTTTTTTGAACGTAAGTACGTTCGAGCTATCGAATTTCTTCTCTACATAGTAGAAAGATTCGTTCTTTAATATTTGTTCTATTTTATTTTTTTTGACGAGCGAATTTAGTTTTTTCTTCGCTTCTTTAAACGAGAGATTTTTTTCGCGAGCGAAATCGACGAGCGTAAACATAAGAGTCCCCTATTCCTTAGTAACTTCTTAAGAGAGAGCTAAATTAAACGCGATCGACCTAGCGAAATCTCGTAGACCTTATTAGAAAAGGGAATTCCGCTATCTAATAAACGCTTAGGCGTTTTTATAACTCGAATTCCCTTAACCTCTACTAAAATTCTTCGATCGCCTTGATAATGTAAGATTAAGGCGTCTATAGGTTCTAAAAATCTCGCTTCGTAATAAGGCTTAAAGTCTCTATATTCTCGCGTCTTTTCGCCGCTTAGAATCCTATCGAAATAGACTTTCTTTATTCGTAGAGTAATCGTTTTAATATCGTCTCTCCTTCCCTCCTATATCTTTAATATATACTTTTATATACGTCTAGTCTATCTATTAAATTTCTATTAAGGAGCTAAGTCCTCGTTATTATTAGGCTTAATAAGTATCTTTTCCCTTTACTTTTATAACGCGATGAGCTATACTATATATATATCTTAAACGATAACCTAAGGAGAAAATAAATTATGAAAAACGCCTTTAAAAACGCCTTAACCTTCGAAGAGACTAAGAAAGTCCCTACATATACTCTTAAAGTTCTTACGAATCTTTTAGCCTCTCTAGACGTTAACCTCGCTCGAAAAGCTACCTCTAAATTCTCTCTACTTATAGAGACGCGAGACGATATTCTCGAAATTCCTTTCGATAGCGAAATAGACGCTTCCTACTCGAAGCGAAAATTTAAAAAGATTCTTAGGTTATCGTTTAAGGATGAATTTAGGCTCTCTATCGTAGAGTTAGCTTAAGCTCGTTTTATATCTCTACGAATCTTTTTAGGCGTCTAGGCTTAGGTCTAGGCGCTTTTTTCGCGTTCTACTTTCTAGTAGACGCCTAAACGCCTAAGCTCGCCTTATGCGCTCTATATGCATCTCTCTAAGTAAAGGCGAAAGCCTCTACTTCCTAGGAAACTCTCTAAACGTAAACGCTCTAAAAGCTACCTCTATAGCCTATTTTAAAGCGGCGAAAGGAGACGCCTTAACCTCTACGCCTTTCGCCTCTATCGAATCTCTAGAACCTATTCGAGACTATAAGCCTAATCCTAAGAACCTAAACATCTTCGCCTTAACGGGGGGGAAAGATTCGGCGCTTCTCCTCGCGATCTTTAAGCGCCTCTATCCTAATGAAAGATGTATAGCGTTCTACGCGCCTAATATAAATAAATCAGAATCGGTCTACGAAAAGGAAGCGGCGTTTTTAATAGCGGCGAAACTCAAAACTAAATTTATAAATACTAAGCTTAAAAACTCAGTTCGAATCAACCGAGAAAATCACAACATCGGCTTAAGGGAACCCCTCGCTCTCGCATCTCTATTTGGACACCTTACTGAAAAACCAACTCACATCTGGTTCGGTTCCAATCGCGCCTTCGAAAAAGTACACGACAAAATGTTCGCCTCATCAAAATCAGCAGCAGACATCACCGCGAAACTTTTCTACCCAGAAGAGCCGCCACAAATTCTCAACTTCGCAGCTCTCCCTGAGAATTCAATCCCACCTGTCCACTTCATGTTTGCAGAGCTTGAAGCTTCATTCCCAGAAATAGCAAAATACGTTAGTTCTTGTTACGCTCAAAAAAACTTCAGAGAGCACAAGCACGACAGTTTGCAGAAAAAGTTCCCTACGTTCAAAATTTACCAAGGCTGCGGTTATTGCGTAAAGTGTATGAGAATCAATGCTCAAAAATATCTCTTAGAGGAAAACCCACCACCCGAATTCCTCACTCATCTCAAGGAGTACCAAGAAAAGTCTCCCGATTCAGAAATAGAGCTCCTTCTGGAGAACATCTCCAAAAAACAAATCTACATTCCAATCCATTCGTAATTGTAAAGCTTCACATTCTGCCGATACGAGCCGTTATCCACGCCACGCTTATTTCTGCCAATGTCTCCTGAGTTCTTATATCTGCCAACTCTCCGGCTAATCTTCAATATTCTCCAAAGATCAGTCTGCTTTTGCCGTGCCTTGTGCATTGGAACACTCGAAAAGGTGGCCATAATCCTGCAATTCCTGTTCATTTTCTGGAAAAACAGCTCAGATGCAATATTCACAAACTTCAAACCCAGCCCAAACCCTGCATAATCAGGGTGCACAACAACTCTGTTCGAATGAAAAATGATCTTCTTTGGCTTCATGTGCGGGACATAATTGGCAAAACACATGAACCCAATCTGCTCAACACCGTGAAATAGACCGTAAAAACTGCACTTGCCTCCTGGTACTTGATCGCTCAGATAATGATACTTGCTGAAGAACTTCCAACTGCTTCTGTCGACTTCTCGAACCGTGAATTGTAGTTGTTCTTTTTTTTTTCTTTCCTCTTCAGAGAACTGTCTTCGATCGATGAATACCTGTCTGTTGCAATCAATCACCCAATCAGGGTCAAGCCACTCCAAAACATCATAATGACAACTCAAAAGCACTGCCTTGTATTTGTTCTTCTTGATGAACTTGTGCATACAGTGACTCATTACCTTAGCAACTGTCCTATCCACAACTGAAGTCCACTCATCAATCAGACTCACCTCTCCAGGTTTCATGGTAGACATTTTCAATGCAGCCTCAGCTCTTGCTTTTTGGCCGTTTGAGAGAGTTTTTACAGGACGAATCCAACAGGGGACACTTGTTAGCCCAACTCCACTCAAAATCTTCGCACATTCATCGTAACTGAGTCCTTCCGGAAATTGGTCAATTACTGATTTTTCAGAATCCATGATGGAATCAAAGCACTCACTCCCAAACACACTACTAGCAAATGTAGTCTTCCCACTACCACTAGCTCCCAGGATAAGCCCAATACTGTACTCAGATTCAATATCTGCCTCTACACTGAAGTGATGCTCACTTTTCTTGTTAACGTCAATATCAAGGCTGTTTGCGGCTCTCTGGCAGCGGAAAGAATCAAAGACCTCACTCTTCAAAGTCAGTTCATATTTCTTAAGTGATGAGTTTGCAGTCATATCCCTTGTCCTTCATTTCTTCGTAAACCTGAGCCATATCATGCTCGTCCTTGCAGTTCACACTCACAATCCATTGCTCTGTGTCATGAATTTCTTTTATGCTCACATTTTCTACAGCCTCAGTTAAATCCACAAAAAACTCTTCCTGAAATTTGTCCATATTGACTTCTGGAAGCCGTAAATTCTTCATGTCATCCATGCTCAAATCAGAGTCAATCATGAACTCATAGAGCCCCTGAGAGGTCACTTCTCCGTATTGGGTGGCAAGCGCAAGGAGCTTCTTTCTGGCAGCATGAATATCGTCTGCGAAGATCAAAGAACACGGGTATTTTTGAGGAATATCATCTCCTATTTCACGCATTTTAAGCAAAACTCGCAGCCTTTGGTGTCCATTTAATATGTTGTTGCGATCTCCGTTTTGCCACACAGAAAATGGCTCCGAAAACCCATTCTCCAAGAGCTGCAATCGGAACTTTCGAAACGAGTCTTTGGACAATTCTTTTAGGTTTCCTTGTGTCGGCAGCAAAGAATCTAAATCTAAGTCGATACTCGATGAACATTGTATTTCAAGTTTCTTTGATTTTGCCATATATTCTAGGTATATATTAAATAATGCAAAAATTCAAAAAAGTCCTCGTAAGATTACCACTTGAAGACATCGAATACATGAAGGAAATTGCCGCGCAGTCTCTCGACCTCTCTGTTTCATCACTCATAAGGAAATCTGTTCAAAACTTCCTCTACAACCCCATGTTCAACAGAATTGAATTTCCAAAGAATACCCGATCTTCCCCCAAAGCAGACTCTCCTCCATCGGATTCTGAAAGCCAGTAACATCCACATACCGGACCTCAAGAGTGTCTTTTAACAAAAACACAAACCCACATCGGAAATTGTCGTGAAGCTGGTTTATCTCCAAAAATTGCTGATACTGCATTTTAGTCGAGTCTGGCTTGCCAGACTTCATACCCCCTGTACACATAGAGGGTGTGATGCGCGTTTTCCCAGATCTGCTCTTCGCATCGAAAAGATATACAAGCCCATCAGGACTCAAGGCAATAAAATCAAACGGCTGCTTCTGCCTTATCGCACGTCCTCCAGCAACTATCCGTGCTCCATCCTTGATCTCAAGCAACTTCCAGCCCTTCTTGCTGAACAATTTTACCAAATACCGCTCAAACCATGCGCCAGATCTTTGGGATTCTAAACCCTGTCTTGCCCTGTTATACTTTTTATTCATTGAAACTTGTGTATAAAATATATATTTAAGATAATCAAAGTATGTCGTACAAACCAAAGCCCAAAAAAAAAACTGTTGGAAGACCCAAAAACAAGACCAAAAGAGGAAGACCAAGAGTTATGGATGACAAAATGATCGCTGAACTTGAATACGCTTTCTCTATCGGTTGCTCTGATGGAGAGGCTTGCGCTTACGCCGGAATCTGTCGGCAGACACTCTATACCTTCCAACTTGAGAATCCAGATTTTGTAGACAGAAAAGAACAACTTAAACAAAAACCAATACTTAAGGCCAGAACTACCATCATAAAAGCACTCAATTCTGACAACCTCGAGCTGGCAAAATGGTTCCTTGAGCGCAAACGAAAACATGAGTTCAGCACAAAAATTGAATCTGAAAGCCAAGTCACAACAGTAAACAGATTCTCTATGATGACTGAAGAACAGCTCGACGCCTACATTAAGGCAAACAACAAATCTGACCCTGATGAGTAAAATTGATTTAGCTCTTGCTCTGCACGAAAAGAACAAAAGAAGAGCAAGAGGCAGCTTTGAGTATTTTGTCAGAGCAACAAAGCACGACTTCCAGTTCAACTGGCATCATGCTGTCATGTTCAACAAACTACAGAGATTTGCCGATGGGCATATTCAAAATCTCATCATCGAAGCCCCACCAAGACACACAAAATCAGAATTGGTATCAAGACGCCTCCCTGCATATATGATGGGTATTGACCCCGCCAAAACATTCATTATCGGGAGCTATGCCCAAACCCTTGCCAGCGCCATGAACAGGGACGTTCAGCGGATTATCGACTCACCAACCTATAACGAGATCTTCCCAAATACTGTCCTCTCAGAATCTCAGTTCCTCACAAAACCCAGCGAGGCAGTTCGAAACAACAAGAAATTTGAGGTCTGCGAGCCGGATGGAAAGCTTACAGGTGGAGGGCTTCTTTCTGTTGGCCGCGGTGCTGGTGTCACCGGATTTGGTGGCCAAGTTGTCTCTATTGATGACCCGATCAAAAACAGGGAAGAGGCCAGCTCTACAAGGATCAGAGATCTTTGCTGGGATTGGCTACAAAATGACATTCTATCCAGATTAGAGGGCAGAAAACAGATTCTCTTAACCGCCACCCGATGGCATGAAGACGACCTAATCGGCAAAGTTATTGCTGAGATGAGCAAAAACCCAGAGTTCCCAAGATTTGAAGTCCTCACCCTACAGGCCATCAGATCTGAAGAATTCGACAAATTGCCAGAAGACCCCAGAAATATTGGCGATGCTCTATGGCCTGAAAGATACAATCTTGAGTTCCTTAACCAGCGGAAATCCGGCTTAGGACGGGACTTTGAATCCCTTTACCAACAGAACCCAGCCCCAATCGAAGGCGCTTTGGTCAAAAGACAATGGTGGAAACATTACAAAGAATTGCCAAAAGATATTAAACGTATTGCCCAATTCTGGGACTGTGCGCAAAAGGTTGGCCTATCAAACGATTATTCTGTATGTTCCACATGGGCTGAATCCGACACCGGATACTATTTAATAAATGTACACAGGGGAAAACATGAGGCGCCAGAACTTGAAAGAGTGGCCGTGAACCTTGCGGCGAAACACAAACCAAACGCGATAGTTATAGAGGACAAATCCTCTGGCTCATCTCTTATCCAGTACATGCAAAGAAACACAAGGCTTCCGGTGGTGGCGTTTAACCCAAAGGGAGACAAGGAATTGAGATTAATTGCCGCAACGCCTACAATTCAGGCAGGGAATTGTCACCTCCCGATTGGCCAAGACTGGGTAGAAGACTTTATTCTGGAACACGAGAGGTTTCCTAACGCAAAACATGACGACCAATGCTTTGCCGCCGGAACAATGATCGCCACGTTGTTCGGAAATATTGAAATTGAGAAAATAAGAATAGGGGACAAAATTATAACGCCTTACGGAATAGATACAGTCTCAGCATGTGGGGCAACTGGACTAGCAGAAACAATCTGCTTCAACGGCACTACTGTCACACCAGCACACAGGTACTTTTCAGAAAGCCACACTGGCTTTGTACCCGCTGAATCGTTTCATACAAGTTGTATCAACAACCTTTCACAACTATGTTTGCTTAAATGGAAATACCGAAAACTATTGTATTCAATGGAATCAAGTACAGACTCATGGGGACGGGAAAATATTACCTCAGTCAGTCAGCAAATTATAAAAAAAGAAAAAATCCTAAAGGACTTCATGTGGCGGTTTGGGAATTTTATTCAAAGAGGACAATCACAAAAGGCTTTCACATTCATCATATCGACGGCAACACTCACAACAACGACTTTTCTAATCTGGAACACCTATCGCGTGACGAACATTACAAAAGGCCTCGTAAAAAAGTGGATAGAGACAAACAACTCAAACATTTGGAAGAAATTAGGCCGCTTTCTAAGCCTTGGCACGCTTCACAAGAGGGAAGAAAATGGCACAGCGAAAATGGAAAACAAGCAATGGCCAAAAGACCACTCATCGATGGAACATGCATACAGTGTGGAACAGCTTTCAAAAGCAAACACAAATTCAAAAGATTCTGCCACGTCAACTGCTGTCAAAAACACAGGTACCATCGTCTACAACTTAACCGTTGAACGATCTGGGTGCTATTATGCAAATATGGCTCTAGTAAGCAACTGTGACACCACATCTATGATGGTAGAATATTTTAATAAACCAAAAAGAACACTAAGGGTCAGGGCAATATAAATTATGAACTTCATCCAAAAACTATTTCAACGTAAACAATCTCGCGCACTTACTCTAGTCTCTCAACAAGACCAAGGTGCTCCAAGGCAAACCCCTCGCAACTACGATGCAATGGCCAAACAAGGCTACCAAATCAATGATATTTGCTACGATGCCGTTCAACGTGTGGCAAAGGGAGTGGCAAACCTCAAATGGGTTTTATACCAAAAAAAGGGCAATTCAGTTGAGGAAATCATAGAACATCCAATACTCGAGCTTTTACATAAGCCAAACCCCATGCAAGCCAAAGCAGCATTCTTTGAATCTGTGGTCAGTTATTATCAAATCAGTGGAAACACATACATTGAAGGTGTGCGCGGTTCAGGCAAACAATTCAAAGAACTTTGGTCAATTATGCCCACCTATATCACAATCATCGCGGGTGAGTACGGCATCCCAAAAGCCTACATTTTTAAATACAAGGGAATATCTCGCGTGTTTGACGTTGACCAAGTGAGCGGCATCACAGACCTTATGCACGTTAAACGCTTCAATCCAACCGACCACTGGTTCGGCCTCAGCCCACTTGAACCCTCAATGCTTTCAATTGATGCCTTAAATTCCTCTGCCAAATGGAACCTTGGTCTGCTTCAAAACAATGCCAGACCTGGAGGACTACTCACAATCTCTCAAGATATAAACGGTGGTGAGGGCAAAATCACAGACGAACAATTTGAAAACCTTAAAGAAGAATTTCGTGATCAATATTCAGGCGCCTCAAACGCTGGCAAAGTACTAATACTTGAAGGCGGTATGGATTGGAAACAGGTTTCACTCTCACCAATTGACCTAAACTTTATTGAAGGTAATAACCAAAACGCAAGGAACATTTCACGCGCCCTTGGTGTACCCCCTATATTATTAAATATTCCAGGTGATTCCACATACAACAACTTTAAAGAGGCACGTCTTGCCCTATACGAAGACACAATCATTCCAATCGCTGAATCATTGCGTGACGAATTTAACCGCTGGCTGGTTCCTGCATACGGCGATAACCTTTACCTAGATATAAACAAGGACGAAATAGACGCACTCAATATCAAACGAGAGCAACGCTTCAAACAATATCAAGAAGTTGACTACCTCACCATAAACGAAAAACGCCAAGCCATAGGGTATGAGGAAATAGAGGGTGGTGACAAACTCGCAGCAAAAGAACCACCACAACCACCACCACCTGAAAAATCCACCCCCATTCCACCTGCTAAAATCATCCTTAAAACCATAGACCCATTCGAGGAAATCAAACAAGTCAACCTCATCACTCGTGACGACAAACTCAAGACAGCTCGTAAGCTCAATGCGCTAAGAGAATTTTACGGACGCAATTTAAAAAAGGAACTTGAGGAAGACTATTTTGGAAAGATCACAGCAGAACTGAAAAAAATAAACACCACAGACAATCGCTTTGCAGAATCTCAAGCATTGCGCGCCGTGGACTCAGCAGACGATGAACTAAAACAATCCCTACAACGTGCCTTAAAAAGAACAGCTCAGGCATTTGGTGAACCCATAATCATGGGCGCTAAGGAATTTCACGGTCAAAACTGGGAGACAAAAAAGGAATCAGATTTCACATCTTGGATTCAATTCTTTGTTAAAAAACGCAGTGAAGAAGCCGTGCAACTCATCAAGGGCACAACCATAGAACAAACCAAACGGATAATTAAAAATCAAATAGCAACCGGAGTTGACCAAGGCTTGGGTGTTGGACAAATTGCCGATTCAATCTCCGATGAATTCAGTCAGCTTTCAAAATCAAGAACAGAGGTCATCGCTCGTACAGAAGTGGCAATGGCATCGAACCAAGGCGCAAACGAGGCAGCTAAATCACTCGACATTCCAGACCTTAAAAAAGAATGGGTTGCGGTTGAGGACGGAAGAACAAGGCATGACCACCGTGACCAAGATGGCACACGCGTTTTTATAAATGAAAAATTCATTATGGACGATGGTACAACTATGGACGGACCTGGAGACCCAAGTGCACCAGCCGGACAAGTAATAAATTGTAGATGTGTATTGGCATTTTCAAGGAGCTAAATTGTGGCTATAGCAGGACCAAGAAAAAAACTAGGACCGGTTGGCCCCCACGGTCCTAGTGGTGAACGTGGACCGCGAGGTAAAGATGGTCCGAAAGGCGATCTGGGGGAGCGTGGTCCACAGGGGGCCACTGGTTTCACCGGACCAATGGGTTCAAAGGGCGATCGTGGAGATACAGGCCCACAAGGTCCACAAGGTGTCCCAGGTCCACCTGGACCAGCCTCAGAAGCCGCACAAAGAATTCTTGCTGACTTTAATACAGACGCAGGAACTTTTGCTGGCGACCCAGTTCGTATAAATGCCTCCGAAACTGTCACAGCTCTGACATCAAATACTGCAGCACAAATTCCCAATGGAGCGTTTGGCGTATGTTATGATAAATCTAGTGCTGTACTTTGTAGGGTTCTTTTGGTGGGAAGGTTGACTGGTTATTCTGGGCTTACAATTGGCTCACCAATATTCATCCACACCGATGGCTCACTCACTCATTCAGTGCCAAATACCGGAACAGTGCAACAAATTGGCTTTGCCGTTTCTGTTACTGATATATTTTTCAACTTCCTACAGCCAATGAGAAGGGCATCTTAAGAAATGGCAAAGAAAAAAACAAAAACAATTCCGAACCAACAAACTGAAAATACTGACTTTGAATTGCCAAGATTAGGAAATGATGAATATTGGGAATGGCGCTGCACGATTGCTGAGATGCAGTGTGAAAAACATAAATATTTATCAGCAGAGGCAACTGTTAAACTTCTCCAGAAAAATGTCGAAACAGCTGAGGCACAGGTTAAACTCTTTGCTGCAACTGCATTGAGGGCCGCAAGGGAAGGAAGTGATGCTGCGAAGTCTGAATACTTTAGATTTAAAAAGTCTTTGGAAGAAAAGCTAGGCACATCACTTGATAACAAAGTTATCGACGATCTGACTTTTGAGGTTAAATCTCTGCCTAAAGAAAATACAACAACATAAAAAAAGGGGAAAATAAAACATGGCTCAAATTAAATTATTAAAAATCGCAGCGGACGGTGTGCCTTTAGAAATGGACACAGCAGCAGATGAGATCACTCTATTAAGTGGTCAATTCGGCAATGTTCTTGCTTCTGGTAACTCGATTGTATCAACCGATACTGATGGCAATCTCATACTTACTCCAG